ACATGCGCCGAGGAGCACCATCCGGAGAAGCGAAGCAGGGCCAAGCGGAAGACGACGGCGCGGCAGGGGGCGCACACCATGCGGGTGATTAAGGTTTAAGGCCTCCCCTACCCTACCCCGCGGAAAACTGGAGGACAGGACAGGATGAACAGCGGACTGAAGAAGGAGCACTGGGAGTGGATCACGGATCCCACCGCCCGGCGGATGTATGGGCGGCTGGTGGACGCCTGCGAGCGGCGGCCGGGTGGCATCACGGACGCGGATCAGATGATCGTGGCGGACGTGGCCTACGCGGAGCAGATCAAGGTTGTGCTGCGGAAGGATATCGCGGAGCGGAGCGTCGGGAAAGAGGTCCGGAACGGCCGGCAGACCTACTGGCAGGACAACAAGAGCCTGGCCCAGCTGCGGAGCTTTGTGGAGAGCCAGCGGAAGCTGCTCAACGAGCTGCAGCTGACACCCAACGGACGGAAGGCGGCCTCCGTCGATCTTGACGACGACTTTGACAGCTTCCCCGACTAATGCCCCGCGGACTGCCGGCGCGGGGGCGCCCGGTGGCCTGACGGCCAGCGGGCGACACAATACCCGGCGGACATCCGGAAGCGCTGAGAGAGCCAAAAAACGGCCGCAAAATGCAAGGCCCCCGGAGCGCGGAACCGGGAGGGCGAAAAACGCCGCCCGGACGGAGGAAAGCACTGCGGTGGCGCGGGCCATCGGATACGCGAAGGACGTGACCGCCGGCCGGATCCGGATGGGCGAAAAGGTGACGAAGGCCTGCCAGCGGTTCCTGGATGACCTGGCGCGGGCCGGGCAGGATCCGGCGCGGCCGGAGATGTGGGACGGGAACTGGCCCTGGGTCTTTGACGAGCACAAGGCCAGCCGGCCGGTGGACTTTATCGAAAAGTTCCTGAGGCCCACGAAGGGCGACTACGACCGGATGACCCTGATGGGCTGGCAGTGTTTCATTGAGTGCAACCTTTACGGATGGGTGCACCGGGAGACGGGGCTCCGGAGATTCCGGGAAGGTTTGATCATTGTCGGATCCGGCAACGGCAAGAGCACCATGGTGGCCGGGAACGCGACCTTCGCCGCCTGCAAGGACGGCGAGCGGGGCGCGGACGTCTACCTGCTGGCCAACAGTAAAGACCAGGCGGGCATCGTGTTTGAGGAGTGCAAGGGGCAGATCGACAACTCCCCTGCCCTGGCGTCCAGGTTCCGGACGCTGCGGGACGGCGTCTACTACGATAAGATGAACGCCAGGATCCGGCACCGGAGCAGCGACAGCAAACGGCTGGACGGCCTGAACCCGCACCTGGCGATCTTTGACGAGATCCACGAGTACCGGGACTTCAAGCTGATCAACATCATCGCCCGGAAGACCATCAAGCGGACGCAGCCGCTGATCCTCTACATCACCACCATGGGCAACGTGATCGACGGGCCCCTCGCCTACTATTACGACCAGTTCACGGACGCCATGAACGGGACCCTGAAGGCGGACGTGGCGGACCGGATGTTCGCGTACATCGCGGAGCTGGACGCAACGGACGACATCGAGGACACCCGGAACTGGATCAAGGCGAACCCGGGCCTGGGGTACACGCTGCACCTGGAAGAGCTGAAGGAGAAGTGGGAGCGGAACAAGCTGATCCCCAGCGAGCGGGCGGACTTCATCTGCAAGCAGCTGAACATCATGGTGAACGCGGACGACATGGCCTTTGTGCAGCCGGAGGTGATCCGGCGGAACCGGGAGACCATCGATCCGGAGAGCCTGCTGGGGCGGAGATGCTACGGGGGGTTCGACCTTTCCAACCGGGAGGACTTCACGGCGGCCGCTTTGGAGTTCCCGCTGGACGGGGGGAAGAGCTTCGTACTGCTCCACAGCTGGGTCCCGCAGCGGAAGGTGGATCTGGACCAGGAGAAGATCGACTACTACGGGCTGGCCCTGCAGGGGTACCTGACGATTGTGCCGGGGGAATACGTGCAGCAGGAGGACGTCTACCGCTGGTTCGCGGAGCAGAGCTGGCTGTATGAGATCGTGACGATCGGATACGACCCGGCCAACGCCACCCGGCTCCGGCAGATGCTGGAGGTGGGCGGAAAGATCGACGGGAAGAGCGTGCAGGCTTTCGACTGCCAGGTGGTGCGTCAGGGACCGATCACGCTGAACGACCCCATGAAGGACATCAAGGAAATGCTCCTGGCCGGGCAGGTGGTCAGCAACAACGACCCCATGCTGACCTGGTACACCGACAACGTGCGGATATCCGGGGAGCGCCGGCACCTGGACAAGGAGAACTGGATGCCGATGAAAAGGAACAAGTTCCGGAAGATCGACGGCTTCATGGCCTGGCTGGACGCGCACTGCGTGAGGATGCAGAAGCAGCCGGCGGGGACGGACTACATCGCGCCGGCCATCCGCGTGGTGGAGCTTGGAAAACGGAGACGATGAGGAAGCGCGCATGGGCGCGCGGGCCTGCAGCATCCTGATGGATGCGGCGGGCTTTTTATTTGGAGGTGAGAGGATGAAGAACCCCTTCAGGAGAGCCAAGGCGCAGGCGCGGGACAAGCCCAGCGTCCGGACCACGCGGAGCCTGCGGACGCTGAACCGGCCGCGGGCGGACGCCACCATTCAGGGCAACGAGGCCATCTACGCCGCGGTATCGAGGATCAGCAACACGATCGCGGCGATGCCGATCCACTACTACAAAGGATATGAGATCCAGCGGGACCACCCGATGGAGCGGCTGATCAACCTGGAGCCCCACCCGAACTTCACGGCTTTTGGATGGCGGCAGACCATGGAGGTCATGCGGAACACCGAGGGCAACGCCTACGCGCTGAAGATCCTGGACAACTTCGGCCAGACCGTACGGCTCGACATCCTGAACCCCCTGAAGGTGACGCCCCAGGTGGACCCGGAGGACGGGAGCATCTGGTACGCCATCACGATGGACGACGGGAAGCAGGCGCTGGCGCCGGGCTTCCTGGTGATCAACCTGCGGCACATGAGCGCCAACGGGATCAAGGGGATCCGGCCCATCGACGTGCTGCGGAAGAGCCTGGACTACGACACCCAGGTCAAGGCCATGAGCCTGGACCAGCTGGACGGCGTGAACCACGGGGTGGCGCTGACCATCCCCTCCGTGGGCCTGAGCCAGGAGCAGAAGGACGAAGCCGTGGAGCGCTTCCTGGAAACCTACGAGAAGAGCGGGCGGAGCGTGGTCATCCTGGAAGGCGGAATGACCGCTACCAACTTTTCCAGCAGCCCGGTGGACGCCCAGCTGCTGGATGTGGAGCGGATCACGAGGAACCGGGTGGCCACGGTGTACAACCTGCCCCCGCACCTGCTGGGCGACTACACGGACACCAGCTTCGGCACCGCCGAGCAGCAGATGATGGAATACCTGCAGCTGACGATCACGCCGATCGTGGAGCAGTGGGAGGAGGAGCTGAACCGGAAGCTGATCACGCCGGAGGACTACGCGGCGGGCTACCGGTTCCGCTTTGACGTCAACACGCTGACCCGGACGGACGTGAAGACCACCGCCGAGCGGAACCAGATGGCCATCCGCGGCGGATGGCGGAAGCCGAACGAGGTGCGGGCGGAGCTGGGACTGCCGCCGGATCCGGTGGGTGACCTGCTGATGAGCAGCCGGGACCTGATCCCGCTGCGGATCGCGGTGGAGCATCCGGAGCAGCTGCTGGGCAGCCAGGCGGCGCCGGCAGAGCCCGCGGGCGAATCTGAGGGAAAGGAGGATAAGGAGCCTTGAAATTTTGGAACCTGATTCCGGACGCAGAGACGCCCGGGGACGGCGTGCTGGACATCGAGGGACCCATCGCGGAGGAAGCGTGGTGGGGCGACGAGACCAGCTCCCGGGAGTTTAAAAAGGCGCTGAAGGGCCTGAAGAACGTAACCGTGCACATCAACAGCCCCGGCGGGGACGTGATGGCCGGCGCGGAGATCTACAGCGCGCTGAAGGAGCACAGCATGAACGGCCTGGGAAAGGTGACCGTGATCATCACCGCCCTGGCGGCCAGCGCGGCCAGCGTGGTGGCCATGGCCGGGGACGAGATCCTGATCAGCCCGGTGGCCTACATGATGATCCACAACCCGTGGAGCATCGCCATGGGCGACGCCCGGGAGATGCGGAAGACCGCAAAGACCCTGGACGAGATCACCGAGGGCCTGATCACCGCCTACCAGCAGCGGACCGGAAAGAGCCGGGACCAGCTGAAGCGGATGCTGGAGAACGAGACCTGGATGAGCGCGCAGACCTGCGTGGACGAGGGATTCGCGGACGGCATCTACGGCGGGGAGATCCGCGCGGCCGCCATGGCCGGGAGCGGCATGCTGACCAGGGCCACGCCGGAGAGTATCCGGGAAATGTGCGCCCGGTGGGAAGCGAGCCGCGGCAAGAAGAACGAGGAGCCGGAGGAAGAGCCCGAGGAGACGCCGGAGGAAGAGCCGGAGGAGCCGGAAAACCCGGACGAAACAGAGGAAGAAGCCGGGGAAAATTCGGAAAACGCCGGGCAGGATGCCGCCCAGGGGGATGACCCCGGCGCGGATCCGGAGGAAGACGACCCGGAAGACCCGGAGGAAGAGCCGGAGGAGACGAACGATCCGGAGGAGCCGGACCCGGAGAAGGACGCGGAGAACGCGATCCGGACGGACATCGCCCGGCGGGCCGCCATCCTGGCCGGGCTGGAATGGCAGCAGTAAGACAGGCGCGCGCAACCTGAGGCCGGCGCCGGCCCCGCATGCTGCGCGCGGAATGGAGGGAGAACAGAGTGAAGCTGCACGAGATCATGAACCAGATCACCGCCCTGGGGGCGCAGATCCGGGCGAAGAGCGCCGCGCTGGCGAAGGACGCCCTGGATACCACGATTCCCCTGGCGGAGATCGAGAAGCAGCAGGCCGACATCGCGGACATGCAGAAGCGCATGGCCGCGCTGCAGGACAGCTACAACAGCGAGAAGGCCGGCACGGAAGGCCGGCTGAACCCCATTAACCCCGAGGAGAAAAAGGAGGAAAAGAAAACCATGAACGAGATCCGCAAGAGCAACGAGTACGCGCGCGCCTTTGCGTACGCCATGAAGCACGGCCTGAACGCCCGGAACGGCATGGGCAACGAGAAGGTGAAGATCCTGTACGACGCGCTGACCGAAGAGGGCGGCAACCCCGCCGGCACCGACGGCGGCTTCCTGGTGCCTGAAGACATGGATCACCAGATCCGCGAGCTGAAGCGCCAGCTGAACCCCCTGTCCGCGCTGTTCAACGTCGAGACCGTGAACAGCTTCACCGGCTGGCGCGTGATTGACACCGCGCCCACCGCCGGCATGACGCTGGTGAACGAGATGGGCACCATCCCCACCGACGACCAGCCCGCCTTCGTGAAGGTTCCCTTCACGCTGGACAAGTACGCCCTGCGGCTGCCGGTTTCCAACGAGCTGCTGAGCGACGAAGTGGCCGGCCTGATGGCCTACCTGTCCCGCTGGTTCGCCCGGAAGCAGGTGCTGACCGAGAACGCGCTGCTGATCGCGGCCCTGAAGACCCTGACGGCCTCCACCATCGTGCCCAGCGGCACCGGCAAGACCGCCATCGACGGCTTCAAGACCGCCCTGAACAAGACCCTGGACCCGGCGATCAGCCTCTCCAGCGTCATCATCTGCAGCCAGAGCGCCTTTGACGCCATCGACCAGATCGTGGATGACCAGGGCCGCGGCCTGCTGCAGCCCAACCCGGCCAACGCCACCGAGATGCGGATCCTGGGCCGGCCCGTGCACGTGGTGGCCGACGCCTATCTGCCCAACGGCACCGGCACCGGAACCCCCGCGGAGATCTTCATCGGCGACGGCCGCGAGTTCGCCACCCTGTTCCAGAAGGACGGCTTCGAGATCGCGTCCACCGACATCGGCGGCAATGCCTGGGCGACCGACTCCACCGAGATCCGCGGCATCAGCCGGATGTGCGTGAGCAAGTTCGACGCGGCTGCCATGGTGCGGCGGAACATCGCCCTGTAAAAAGACCGGAAACAGCCCGGCGGGGTTTAAGGCCCGCCGGGCTGTTTAACAGGAGGCCAAAGATGCGGAGCAAGGAGAAGATCCAGGAACTGGAAGAGAAGATCCGGGAAATGGAAAAGCGGCTGAAGGCGCTGGAGGAAAAGGCGGAAGCCGGACAGACAAAAAAGGCCGCGGCGAAGAAATAAGACAGGAGTGAGACCATGGCCGATAGCATGATTGACAAGGTGCGCCGGTTTGCCGGAGCCGATCCGGATACGCCGGATGCCGTGCTGGAAATGTGCTACCGCGCGGCCGTGGAGTGGTACAAGGCAGCCGGAGTCAATAACCAGGAGAACAGCGATCTATGGCAGTTCTGGGTTTGCAACCTGGCGGCCTGGATGTATGACAACCGCGGAAACGCGGATCCCAACGCTGCCGTGCCGGTGTACATCGTGACCAGCGTGCACGCGCTGCGGAAGGGCGGTGGAGGATGAGCAGGATCAAAGCGGGAGACCTCCGGCAGACGGTGACCCTGATCCGGCCGGACACCACCGAGGGAGAGCACCGGCGGCGGGCCACCGAATGGGTGGAGGTCGCCACCGTGCCGGCGGCCAAAAGCGACGTCAGCGGCCGGGAGTTCTACGCGGCCCACGCGGTGAACGCGGAGGACGTGGTGACCTTCACCATCCGATGGCGGGAGGGCATCGACACCACCTGGCGGGTGCGCCACGGGGGCATCGTCTACGGCATCCTGGAAGTGAACCACCTGGGCTACATGCTGGACTACATGCGGCTGAGGTGCCGGGCCGTGACCGGAGGAGGAGTGTAAGATGGACGAGCATGACCTGATCGACGAGCTGATCGACCAGCTGAACGACGGCGTGCCCGGCGTCACCTTCGACCGGGACGTGCTGGAAACCGACCGGCCGGAGGACTGGGGCGCGGTGGAGCTGACGGCGGAAGACAACAGCGAATGGGCCGACGGGAACATGATCGACCAGGTGCTGGCGGCGGACGTCTGGCTCTGCAGCGGGAACCACGGGAGCCGGATCAAGCGGAAAGTGCAGGCCGTGCTGCGGAGGTTCGGCGCGGAGTATGACGCCGGGTGGAAGCTGATCAGCCGGAACTACATTTATGACCTGGACAAGATCGTCTGGCGCTGGCGGGTGACTATGTGGGCCCCGCTGGAGGAGGACGAGGAAGAGGAGCCCCAGGGGACGGAGACGGACCCGGGGACGGAGACCGGAGAGGGAAAAAGCTGATGGCGACCGTGCGGGTGAACGGGTTTGAGCTGCTGGAAGGGCAGCTGAACCGGATGGGCCGGCCGATGATCAAGCAGATCGTCGAGGCCGGGAGCGCCGCCGCGGAGAAGCGGATGGCCGCCCAGACGGAGAACGCCGGCCACGGGAGCCCCGGCAGGAGCCGGAGGGCCACGGGCGAGATGCTGGCCAGCATCGGCCGGAATGAATACCGGGAATGGCTGGGCGGCGGCGCCCAGGACGTCTATCCCCTGGGAGAGGACCACAAGGGCGTCCGGAACGCGACGAAGGCCTACGTGCTGAACTACGGCCGGGGCCGGCGGCTGCGGGGGGATAAGTTCATCACAGGCGACACCCAGGCCGAGGAGATCATCACCCAGGCTATGCAAGCGGAAAGCGACCGCCTGGTGGAGGAATTAAACGGATAAGGAGGACCATGAGAGATGGCCAAGACCACATGCAAGAAATTTACTTATGCTAAGTATTCCAGCGGCGGTGACGGCTCCGCGATCGTCTACACGGGCGGCGTGATGATGGACGACTACCTGGCCAAGGTGGACATCAACGAGGAGCGCACCGACGAGAAGGAGTACGCGGACGGGCACCTGATCGACAGCGAGAAGATCCCCACCGCGGTGACCATGGTGCTGGAGCTGGTCAACAACAACGCCCAGATCAAAAAGGACGTGCTGGGACTGGAAGAGGGCGCCGACGGCGAGATGCAGCTGACGGAGAGCGACCCGCCCTTCGTGGGGGCCGGATGCCTGATGGCGAACCGGTTCAAGGGCAACATCACCTGGGAGGGCTACTGGATCTATAAGACCCAGTTCGCGCACCAGGGGATCAGCGCGGAGACCCGGCGCGACCGGACGGCCTTCGGGCACGACAGCATCAGCGGCGACGGCGTGGGCGTGCAGCTGGCGGCGGACGGCAAGGTCTGCTTCTACGCGCACAAGGACGGCATGACCGAGAGCGCCGCCATCGCCTGGCTGAAGGGCCACGCGGGGATCAGCGGTTGATAAGCGGAACCGCGCACGCTACCTGAGGCCGGCGCCGGCCTCGCGCACCGCGCACGAGCAAGGAATCGCGCACGCACCGCGGGCGCAAGCGCCTCGCGCACCGCGCACGAGATGGCCGGAGGGCTGAGGCCTTCCGGCCTTTTTTTAGTATGGCGAACAAGGACAGGAGGACAGGAAAATGGCAAGGATCACGATCAAGGGCGTGGAGTACAACCTGCGGATGACCCTGTGGGCCAGCGAGCAGATCGAGAACGAGTTCGGGGACCTGAAGGACGCGCTGAAGAAGTTCCGGAAAGAGCGGAAGATCAGCATGGTGAAAAAGATGTTCCGGATCATGGCCAACGCCGGGCGGAAGAGCGAGAAGAAGCCCATGGACGTGCCGGAGGACGTGCTGGACGACTGCACGCTGGGCGACCTGGACCGGGTGGCCCATGCACTGCGGGACGCCATGGACGAGACCATGCACGCGGAGACCGTCGGGGGGAATGAAGCGGACGACGAGCCGCAGGACGCCCTGGCGGCGGAGTATGAAGAAAAAAACGGGTGAACCGGCGGGGGCGGCGGGTCCGGGAATATTACGGATTTGCCCTCATCGCCGGGATATCGCACGAGGACGCGGAGGATATGCTCATCGGGTACGTGCTGGACATGTACATGATGCGGCTAAGATATGACGCGAAGCTGGCCGGGGCCAGGCTGGAGCGGAATCTGCTGGGATGATTCGCAGCGGAAAGACGGAAGACGGAAGGGCTCCGGCTTTGCGGAGGTTTTGGCCTGACGGGCTTCCGGGCCTCCGGATGAGTAAATGGACGGCCGGAAGGCGGAAGGGCCAAGAAGGGCCAAAAACGGGCAAAAACGGCACGCCCTGACCGGGTGGACGAAACCGGGGCGGATGCGGCAGGGAGGAACGGAGAACATGGCAGGCGGAAAGCAGATTAAACAGGAGATCGTTCTTAGCGGTGAAAAGCAGTACAACGCCGCCATTAAGGAGGCGCAGCGGAACCTGAAGACCCTGCAGACCGCCCTGAAGGCCGAGACCGCGGAGATGGGCAAAAACGCCACGGCCCAGCAGAAGAACGAGGCCAAGGTCAAGAGCCTGAAGGAGCAGATCAAGGAGCAGGAGAAGATCGTCCAGACCCTGCGGGAAGCCCTGGCGGCGGCGAAGGAAGAGTACGGGGACAACGGGGCCGAGGTGGCGCGGTGGGAGCAGAAGTTAAACAACGCCCGGACCACCCTGGCCAACATGAAGAACGACCTGGAGGGCGTCGGCAGCGGGTTTAGCACCGTAAGCACCGACGCGGCGGCGGCCACCGTGGCCACCAAATCCGTGGCGGACGCCCTGGGGAGCATCGGGGACGCCGGCGAGAGCGTGAGCGGGGCCATCGAGAACATCTTCACCGGGATGATCGACGCGGTGACGGATGCTGTGGGCGAGCTATGGGGGCTGATCAGCGAGACGGCGGCGAAGGCCAACAACTGGACGGACATCGCGTCCTATTGGGGCACGGATGCCCAGACGATCCAGCAGTACGCCCGGGCCGTGGGCGACAGCGCAAACAGCTTTGAGGACTTGCAGAGCGCGGTGAGCAAGATCGTGCTGGGAGGCAAGGGCAAGAAAATCACGGAGCTTGTGGGCATTAGCGACGTGAACTTCAAGAGCGACTGGAATTATGCCATGGCCGTCATGGACCAGCTGAGCTACATGACCAAAGAGGGCGTGAACATGACCCCGATCTATGAGCAGATCTTCGGGGAAAAGAAGAGCACCAAGGTCATGGACCTGGTTAACGACTGGGAGCACGTCAAGGAGAAGCTGGGCACTTACAACGGGGACCAGAGCGGCTACGGCATGAGCAGCGAGGAGCTGGCCACCATGGACGAGCTGTGGATCAAGATCAACGGCATCGAGACCAAATGGCAGGCCATCAAGGACAACTTCGCGGCAGGTTTTGGCCAGGTGAGTCTGGACTTGCTGGTGAACGTGGAGGGAACGCTGGACGGGATCGCGGACTACCTGAACGCCACGGACGACAGCGGGCGGGAGGCGGCGCTGGAGAAGATCCGGACCAACGTGGAGGAGTTCTTCACCAAGTTAGCGGACATCATCCGGGAAAGCATCGGGATCCTCCGGGACGTGGGCGAAGGACTGCAGGAGAGCGACGACCCGCTGACCGGGGCCATCGGGAATATTCTGGTGAGCCTGGCGGACAGCCTGCAGTGGATGGTGGATAACCAGGAGGCCGTGAAGGGCGCCTTTGAGGCCATCTTCGGGGTCTGGCTGCTGGCGAAGCTGGGAGCCGTGGCCGGGCAGCTGGGGAGCATCCTGCTGCAGATCGAGGCCGTGAAGGCCTTTAAGGGCGTAAGCGCGGCGACGGGGGCCGCGGAAGCGGCAGCGGCGGGCTCGACCGCCGGAGCCAGCTGGGGCGCGGCCTTCGGAAGCGCGGTCATGAAGGCGGTTCCGTGGCTGGCGGGGCTGCTGGTCTTTATTGAAAACGCCATCACCGAACAGGGAAACGACGACATCCTGGACGAAAACGGCCAGCTGACAGAAAGCGCGAAGGAAGCCGGGTTCACCCAGGACGAAAACGGCGAGATCCAGAACGAGCGGGCACAGCCGATGACATGGGAGGTGGAGCCGCCGAAGACCGCGGAGGAGACGATGCAGGAGATCGGCGGCGGGCTGGACGCCAGGCAGCGGGCCGCGCTGGAGAGCTGGTGGGACGCCTTCCGAAAGGATCCCACCGGGGACGGGTCGGACAGCGCCTGGGCCGGGGTCGAGGAGGCCTTCGGCGAAAACACGGAGCTGCTGGACCGGATGAGCGACGCCATCGACGACTGGCTGACCCGGGGCGGAAACGAGGACTACGGCCGGGAGAACTTGCTGGACGCCGTGCAGGCGGCCGTCGAGGAGATCGTCGAGGACGTGGACCTGGACGCGCACACGGCCGAGGAGAAGAGCGCGGCCATCCAGGCCTGGTGGGACGCCTACCGGAACGCG